CTTTCAAGTCGGCATCGGCTAAACGATTCAAAAGCCTTCTTAAAGTAAGACCGAAGGTAAAAAGAATCGTTGGTCTTACAGGAACTCCAAGCAGTAATGGTCTTATGGATTTATGGGCAGAATTCAGAATCCTTGACATGGGAGAAAGGCTCGGAAGATACATCACACATTATCGTATGAATTTCTTTGTGCCGGATAAACGAAATCAGCAGATGATATTTTCCTACAAACCAAGACCTGGTGTGGAAGATGCCATTTACAGACTGATATCGGATATTACGATTTCCATGAAGTCGGCAGATTTTCTTAAAATGCCTGAATGCATTATGAACGAAGTGGAAGTAAAGCTTTCAGAAAAGGAATGGTCTGTATATGACGAATTAAGGCGGGAAATGGTTGTGTCTTTGGAAGATGAAGAGATTGATGCTTCAAATGCAGCTGCTCTTTCCGGCAAACTTCTGCAGATGGCAAATGGTGCAATCTATAACGAGGGAAAAGAGGTCTTCCATATCCACAACCGTAAGCTTGATGCTCTTGAGGACTTGATTGAAGGTGCAAATGGCAAGCCTGTCCTTGTGGCTTACTGGTATAACCATGATCTGGAGCGAATCAAGGAAAGATTCAAGGTTCGTGAAATCAAGACTTCAAAGGATATCAGAGATTGGAATAATGGTGATATTCCTGTTGCTGTTATTCATCCGGCAAGTGCAGGACACGGTTTAAATCTTCAAAGGGGTGGTTCAACACTTATATGGTTTGGTCTTACATGGTCGCTTGAACTTTATCAGCAGACCAATGCAAGACTATATAGGCAGGGTCAGAATGACACAGTAGTCATCCATCACATTATTGCAAAGGATACCATTGATGAAGATGTGATGAAGGCACTAAGGCTCAAAGAGAAAACACAGACAAATCTTATCGATGCGGTTAAGGCAAGAATCGGAGGTGGTGCTTATGACGGCTAAGGAAAGCCTTAGAAAGATTGCGAGAATGGAATCCTACATTCAAAGCAAGAAGGAACGTCTGGCTGTTCTCAAGGAAATGAGCAGTGGCATTTCATCTCCAAAGTTTGATGATATGCCAAGGAACCCTAATAAAGGAAAGTCAAGACTTGAAGAAACAATTATCAGATATCTCGATCTTGAAAATGAGATAAAGGAAGATGAGAAAAAGCTGGAACATGAAAAGCTGTATCTCCTGGAGGCTATTGGTCGAATTGAAGAGCCGGAATATCAGACCATACTGATAAGCCGATATTTCAAACACCAGTCATGGGATGATATAGCAAACAGTCTGTTCTACACCAAACGATGGCTCTACTCCCTTCATGGTCGTGCCTTGGAGAGACTTGATGAGGAATTAGGCTAAAAGAGTTCACTCGAATTCACCTGAGTTCACCTGAGTTCACCTATAATTCACTGCCCAAGTGTGATATAGTTATAATAGCAAAAATAGATTAAGCACAAGCCTTTGTAGGAGCAATCCCACAGAGGCTTGTGTTATTGTTGAAGGAGGTGCAGATGTGCCAAGAAGACCAAAGAGTCCCTGCAGTTATCCCAGCTGTCCCAACCTAACGGACGGTAGATACTGCAAGGAACATGAAAAACAAATGAGCCAATCCTACGAGAAGTATGGCAGAGACAAGGCTGTACGCCGTAGGTACGGAAGAGCGTGGAAACGAATCCGTGACAGCTATGTTAAGGAACATCCTTTCTGTGAACTGTGTTTTGAGAAAGGAATCCTTGTGCCTGTAGATGAGGTTCATCACAAGTTGCCGCTGTCAGAGGGTGGAACGCATGAGAGGTCTAACCTCATTGCTTTATGTAAGTCATGTCATGCAAAGATTCATGCCGAGCGTGGTGATTATCATGGAAGTAAAAAACATCATGTGTATAAATATTAAGTGTGACAGGCTATGACGGGTATTTACATACCTTTTCTATAGAGGTTAAAAATTAATCTATATATATAAATATAGGAAATGACAGTCTTACCCTGTCACACATTAAAAAAAGCACGATTTGATGGGAAAAAAGACCCAGGGGCGGTCAAAATCTCTAAAATGAACGTCACCGTGGAACGGCGTGGGGTCTTGCGTGTAAAAAAGGCGAAATCAAAAGGGTAATAAAGGAGGAACATGAGACGTGCCTACGAAATCGAATAACATAGGCGGCCGTGGTGGTGCCAGACCTGGCGCTGGAAGAAAGAAATTGGCTGTCAAAGAAAAAGCCAATAACGGAAATCCCGGCGGACGAAGATTAGAGGTTCTAGATATTCCGGATGTGGAAGGTGTGGAGATGCCAAAGCCACATGACTTCCTGTCAGCAGAACAAAGAGATGGATCAGAACTGCAGGCATCCGAGATCTATGAGGAGACGTGGCAGTGGCTGAAGAAGATAGGGTGTGCATCGAAAGTATCACCGCAGCTGCTTGAAAGATATGCGATGTGTTCTGCTCGTTGGATTCAGTGTGAGGAGATGACCAATAAGCTAGGTTTTCTTTCCAAACATCCCACCACACAGAAACCTATCCCATCTCCGTTTATCAATATTGGCATTAACTATATGAACCAGGCTGTAAGGCTGTGGAATGAAATATTTCAGATTGTGAAGGAGAACTGCAGTACCGATTATGACGATGCTGCGCCACAGAATGATTTGATGGAGAGACTCCTAAGAGCAAGGGAAGGAAGATAGCATGATTGAAAAAGTAAATCCGAACCATCCGGATAAGGTGGCAGACAGAATTGCAGGAGCGATTGTCGACCTAGCATATAAGAAACAGGAAAATCCGAAGATTGCAGTTGAGGTGCTTATCGGTCATGGTTATGGTCATGTAGTAATCGAAACTTCCGCACCTTTGGAAAAAGAAGATGTAGCATTTATCGTGGATCGAATGGCACCGGGCATCCGTGTGTTTATTCAGATCGTTCCGCAGAATGTGCATCTTGCAAATAATCAGTCGAAGGGAATGAGATGTGGTGACAATGGAATCTTCAAAGGTGTGCCACTGACAGAGGAACAGAAAGCACTCTCTAAGATTGCAAGAGAAATCTACACTTCTTATCCTACGGATGGAAAGTACATTCTTGATGAGGCAAGACTGATCATCTGTCAGAGCAATGCAAAAACTACAGATTTGAAAAGCACATATCCAAATGCTGAAGTCAATCCGCTCGGTGATTGGACTGGTGGGATTGATGTAGATTCCGGTGCGACCAACAGAAAGCTAGGAAGTGACATGGCTGAGTCAGTGACTGGTGGAGGTCTTCATGGCAAGGATCTTTCAAAGGCAGATGTGTCAGTCAATATCTACGCATTCCTAAAAGCACAGGAAACAGGAAAGCCTGTAGAAATCTGCTGTGCCATTGGTGATGATACAATCGATGGAATCCCATATCAGGACATCGTGAATATTGCAAAAGATTACATAGACTCTGTAGGTGGATTTGAAAAATTCGCTGAGTGGGGTCTTTTTTAGTGGAGGTGGCTATGAGTAAGACAACAACAGAAATGCAGCTTGTAGCTGTTTCAAAACTAATTCCCTATGTGAACAATGCAAGAACCCATTCTGCAGAACAGGTCATGAAGCTGAGATCCTCTCTTCGTGAGTTCGGTTTTATCAATCCCGTCATCATCGACAGAGAATATAACGTTATTGCCGGACACGGCAGAATTATGGCTGCAATGGAAGAAGGAATTACAGAAGTTCCTTGTGTGTTTGTAGATTATCTGACTGAGGCACAGAAGAAAGCCTATATCCTTGCAGACAACCGAATGGCAATGGATGCAGGATGGGATGAAGAACTTCTCCGCATTGAGATTGAGTCCTTGAAGGATATGGATTTCAATGTAGGGCTGACTGGATTTTCTGAAGATGAGCTTGCAGAACTTTATGGAGAAGACAAGCAGTCAGAAGTGGAAGATGATGATTATGATTTATCTGATGCACTGGAAAAGGCAGCCTTCGTACAGCGAGGAGATATCTGGACAGTCGGAAGACACAGACTGATGTGTGGTGATGCAACTTCTTCAGAAGATGTAGCTGCACTCATGGATGGTAAAAAGGCCAACCTTATCATTACTGATCCACCTTACAATGTGGCATTTGAAAGTTCCGATGGCTTATCCATCAAAAACGATAAGATGGCAAATGATAAATTCTATGAATTTTTGCTTTCTGCCTTTCAGAACATGGCAGAGCATTTGGAAAAGGGTGGATCAGCGTATGTATTCCATGCAGATACGGAAGGTCTGAACTTCCGAAAAGCATTTGTGGATGCAGGTTTTCACTTATCCGGGTGCTGCATCTGGGTGAAGAATTCCCTAGTGCTTGGCAGAAGTGATTATCAGTGGCAGCATGAACCAGTGCTTTATGGTTTCCTTCAGAATGGCAAACATTACTGGAGCAAGAGTGCCGGCAGAAGTCAGACTACCATCTGGAATTTCGATAAGCCAAAGAAGAATAAGAATCATCCGACCTCAAAGCCACTTGACCTGCTTGCATATCCAATTGGAAATTCAAGTCGGGAAAATGCAATCGTCATTGATACCTTTGGTGGCAGCGGTTCGACTCTGATGACCTGTGAGAAAACGAATCGTATCTGTCATACGATGGAACTGGATGAGAAGTACGCATCCGTTATCCTTCGCAGATATGTAGAGGATACCGGTGATGCAGAAGGTGTATTTGTAATCAGAAACGGAGAAAGACTTGCTTACTCCGACCTTGTAAAAGAGGTGGAGGGAGCAGATGGAGAATAATAACTTAACACTTGGGAGTTTATTCGATGGTTCGGGTGGATTTCCTTTAGGAGGCTTGATTTCCGGCATTACCCCTGTGTGGGCATCGGAGATTGAGCCTTTTCCTATTCGTGTAACAACGAAAAGACTGCCACAGGTAAAACACTATGGAGACATCTCCAAGATGAACGGAGCAGATCTTGAGCCTGTCGATATCATCACTTTTGGCAGTCCATGCCAGGATATGAGTATTGCAGGCAAGCGTGACGGACTTTCAGGCTCCCGTTCTTCTCTGTTTTATGAGGCAGTCAGAATCATAAAAGAAATGAGGTGTAAGACAAATGGACAAAAACCAAGATTTATCGTCTGGGAAAATGTCCCCGGAGCGTTCAGTTCCAACAAGGGAGAAGATTTCCGAGCCGTCCTCGAAGAGGTCTGCAAAATCAAAGACGAATCAGTGTCTGTGCCTAAACCTAACAAATGGAATACAGCAGGCCGCATCTTGGGAGATGGTTACTCCGTTGCCTGGAGACAGTTTGATGCTCAGTTTTGGGGAGTACCCCAGAGAAGAAAACGTATCTATCTTGTCGCAGATTTTGCAGATTGGTGTGCCGGAAAAATACTATTTGAGTCAGAAGGCTTGTCTGGGTATTCTAAGACGAGCATCTGCCCGTGGAAAGAAACTACCCGAAGTTCTAGAGAAGGCACTGAAGAAACAGGCTTTGACAGCTTAATGTTTGAGAACCACTCACAGGACTCAAGATATAAGGGTCCACTTGATGTAGCTCAGACAGTTTTATCAACTTTTGGAACAG